GGCATAAACATGCCTGGAGATGGAAAGTACCAGTTTTGTCATATTTTCTATCATAGATATCAACCTAGAAGTGAATATTGGGGTGGTCTTATCCCCATGATAGAGAGGATAGATCCATCAGCAATTGTCAGGATTAAGGCTAATCTAAATATGAGAACACCTGAAATAGAAGAGTATGAATTGCATACTGATGTTGACGATGCTATCACTTCCATCTATTATGTGAATACCAATAATGGTTACACTAGATTTGAGGATGGAACAAAGGTTGACAGTATCGCTAATCGTATGTTAGTATTTGACTCTAACATGAAACATGCTGGATCATCATGTACCGATGAACTTCGTAGGTGTGTAATCAATTTCAATTATTACGTCTAAAATGCCCGAACCCGATAGAGAAAGATTAAAACTAATCTATAAGAACTTAAGAACTCTTGTAGATGAACTGGAATCAGAGATTTACTCAAATACAGATTCTTATACTATCCGAATCAAAGAAAAAGAAAAAGTAACTTATGGTGATCAGATAGAAGAATTATGAACGTAAGACTTATTAGCATTACTCCTGATGCGGAGCAGACAATGGCATATATTGCCAGAGTATCTAATCCATCTAATCAGGATAATGAAAAATTTGCTGGATTGTTAAACTATTGCATTACTCATCAACATTGGTCTGTTTTTGAGCAGTCTTCTATGACATTGGAGATAGAAACTACTAGAGCAATAGCGGCTCAAATTTTGAGGCATCGTAGTTTCACATTCCAAGAGTTTTCACAAAGATATGCTGATAGTTCAAAGTTAGGTGATATTCCATTGCCTGATCTTAGGAGGCAGGATACAAAGAATAGACAAAATTCTACAGACGATTTGGATCCTTTTGTTAAACAGACAGTAGAGAAACAGATACAAACTTTGTTTAGTTCTTCTATTTCCTTATATCAACAGATGCTTGAGTCTGGTGTTGCAAAGGAATGTGCCAGAATGGTTCTTCCTCTCGCCACACCTACTAGAATCTATATGACAGGTTCATGTCGTTCTTGGATTCATTATATCTCTCTGAGGACTGCCAACGGTACTCAGAAGGAACATATGGATATTGCAAATGCATGTAGAGATGTATTTGTTGGTCAGTTCCCTGTTGTTTCTGAAGCTCTTGGATGGGAACGAGATCTTGTTCAGGATTTAGTTGAAAATATAAAAGAAACAGCTGAGAAAGTAAAAAAAGTCATGGAGGATGATTAATGGCCACCTATCCTGTTATACATAAAGACACTGGTGAACAAAAAGAAGTCGCTATGAGCATTACTGAATGGGATCAGTGGTGTAAAGATAACCCTGATTGGCAGAGAGATTGGTCAGATCCATCTACTATGCCTGGTGTAGGAGAAGTTGGAGAATGGAGAGATAAACTTAATAACAAACATCCAGGCTGGAAGGATATTCTAAAGAAATCTGAGAAATCAGCTGGAATTCAAGGTCGTTTAGCAAACCGAGGTATCACTTAACATGCCAAGAAAAAAAAGAAGTAACTCTAATGATCCTATTGGAGTGGGGATGACGGCTAAACAAATGCGCCGTAAGAGACCGATCAACAATGGCATGTTGGTAGAGATAGAACCAATAACAAACAACCAAAAAGTATTATTTGATCATTATGCAGAAGGTAAAAATATTTTTGCCTATGGTGCAGCGGGTACAGGTAAAACTTTTATTAGTCTCTATCTTGCCCTAAAGGATGTTCTTGATGAGACTACACCATTTGATAAGGTGTATATTGTCAGATCTCTAGTTTCTACAAGAGAGATTGGTTTCCTTCCAGGCGATCATGAGGATAAATCCTTCCTTTACCAAATTCCTTATAAGAATATGGTAAAATATATGTTTGAAATGCCTTCTGATGCAGATTTTGAAATGCTATATGCAAATCTGAAAGCACAGGAGACTATTTCATTCTGGAGTACTTCATTTATTCGTGGAACCACAATGGATAATTGCATTGTGTTGGTCGATGAAATGCAAAACTTGAATTTTCACGAACTTGATAGTATAATAACAAGAGTAGGCGATAACTGCAAAATAATGTTTTGTGGTGACTCTACTCAAACAGATCTTACAAAATCATATGAGAAGAATGGCATCTTAGATTTCAAAAGAATCATCGAAATTATGGAAGAAGATTTTGGTGTTACTGAATTCGGTATAGATGACATTGTTCGCTCTGGTCTAGTAAGAAACTATTTGGTTACTAAATTGGCTCTTTCTTTATGACGTTTACTCATTTGAATAAACTTGGTGATTTTGATTTAGAAGCCGAAACTATAGATGGAGTTAGATACTACACACTTCCTAGTGGTAAAAAATCTCCTTCTATAACCTCTGTAACTAGTTTCTATAATCGCCAAACTTTTATTAATTGGCGAAAGAAAGTTGGTGAAGAGGTTGCCAATAAGATTACGAAAGTATCTACAGATAGAGGTACAAGATTTCACGATCTAGTGGAAAAATATCTTTTAAATGAGGATATTGATACTATAGATGGTGTACTTCCAACAACTAAAGCGTTATTTCTTGCTGCTAAAGATTCTTTAGACAATATAAATAACATACATGCTTTAGAAAAACCATTATATTCTGAATATTTTGGTATTGCTGGTCGAGTAGACTGTATTGCAGAGTATAATGGCGAGTTAGCCATAATAGACTTCAAAACATCTAATAAGATTAAGCCTGAAAAATGGCTTGAGAATTATTTTGTACAAGAAACTGCATATGCCTGTATGTACTATGAAATGACAGGCACTGCTGTAGAGAAGATCGTGACTTTAATGGTCGCTGATAATGGAGATGTTAAAGTTTATGAAAAACGCAACAAAGGTGAGTATATTAAACTTCTTACCAAATATATCAAAGAATTCGTCACCCACAAACTTAGTGAGTATGGAGAAAGAGGTTAATCAATTACTACAGGAGAAGTTTCTCTGTCAGAATAAATTTACAAGTGACATTGAGCAACTTGTACTTCAATCCGATCTCAATTATATTGAGGCGATTATTAGTTATTGTGAAGAAAAAAACATTGAATTTGAATCTGTAGGGAAATTAATTTCCAAACCTCTCAAAGACAAGTTAAAAGCAGAAGCTACCGAGTTAAATTACTTAAAGAGAACTTCTAGATCTAAACTACCGATATGATTTTTTGGATTGGATTCTTTGTCATGTTCTTCAATGAAGGATTTGTTATGATGAGGCACGTATCACCGTGGTTCGCAAGACAAAGAGATAAATTTATTAAAAAGTTTGGTGCCAATATTTGGTATCGTTTTCATGGTACTCTAGATTATATTTGGATAGGACTTGTAACTCTTGGGTTAATAGTCAATCCTAATAGAGTATTACATATAATAGCGTTAGCTATTTTTTGGGGTCTTTCTTTCGGAATATTCTACCTTCCAAGGTGGATAAAAAGACGCTAAACCCTTATAAATACTAGTACATCAGAAATTAAAAATGAGTGAATTCTTTAAAGCACCAACAGTCAGAGCCGCAATGGCCGAGATACAGGAGCTTCAAGAAGATATTATGAGCGGAATTGTTTCCAAGGGTTTTAAAACCCATCCTAATAGTGAGGAAGGTAGGAGACACATTTCTAATATGAAAAAACTTCTCGAAAAGCAAAAGAACTTTATGTTTCGCTTGCAGTTAGAGAAGGATGATCCTGATGCTATTGAAATGAGAAAGCAGATTATAGAATCTGCTAAGTTCTTAGGTCTTCAACCTGGCCAAGACATTAATTCATTTTTTGAACTAATGAGTCAGACTTTAGAAAAGTTAGAGAATAACTTGCCTAAGGACTCATAATTCGGTATAATACAAACAATCCTAAAAATACAAAACATACGGAGAATACTAAATGTCATTTGCTGCATTAAAGAAACAATCTAAAGCAGGCTCTCTTACAGAGAGATTGATGAAAAAAGTTGAGAAACTCAACGAAAAAGGTGGTAAGAATGTTGATGAACGTCTTTGGAAACCAGCTGTAGATAAAGCAGGTAACGGTTATGCTGTAATTCGTTTCCTTCCAGCACACGCCAACTGTGAACTTCCTTGGTCACAAGTTTGGAGTCATGCCTTCCAAGGGCCTGGTGGATGGTATATTGAGAACTCTTTAACCACACTTGGTAAAGATGATCCTGTAGGAGAACTCAACAGAAGTCTCTGGAACAGTGGTCGTGAATCAGATAAGGATATTGCTCGTAAGCAGAAGCGTAAACTTTCCTACTATGCAAACATATATGTAGTTAAGGACTCTTCTAACCCTGAAAATGAGGGCGGAGTATTTCTTTATAAGTTTGGAAAGAAAATCTTTGATAAGATTACTGCTGCAATGCAACCAGAATTTGAGGATGAAGAACCAATTAATCCTTTTGATTTCTGGAAAGGTGCTAACTTCAAGTTGAAGATCAAACAAGTTGCTGGATTCTGGAACTATGATAGTTCAGAGTTTGGTAAGGTTGAGGCACTTTTAGATGATGATGACGAATTAGAAAAGATCTATAACAAGATCTACGATCTCAGTGAGTTTACTGCTGATGATCAGTTCAAATCCTATGATGCTCTCAAGGCACGTTTGGATACAGTTCTAGGTACTAAACTACAAACTGGTTCCTTACGTTACCAAGATCCAGAGGTTGCTGATGAAGATAATCATCGTGAGGTTGCTGCTCCTGTTGATGAGGAGTTGAGTAAACTTACTGCTGCAGCTAAGGAGGAGACGACAGAAGAAGAGGATGACGCACTGAGTTATTTCCAACAACTCGCAGAGTCATAAAA